GGGTGCCATTTGGCACCCTGTAGCGTTCTTTTGGCGTTCCCGGGAAACGACTTAATTCAATCAACGCCATATTCGAAAAACTCCACCTTAGTGAATGCACGCTGAATGACCAGCAAAGAGTCTGCACGCACGCTTCCGTTCTCGCCGCGCGAGTGCAGGGCTTGTCGGTTAAGCACCAGACCTACATGCGCCGGTTGTGCGCCGCGGTACCCCACGAATATCCCGCCCTCTACCGGATTATCGACCTTGCGCCAGAAAACTACGTCACCCTCATAGCAGGTGAAGAAGTCGGCCCCGGCTTCGTAGTCCGGTGTCTGGTGTAGCTCAATACCAAGCACGTGGCGGTAATAAAGAATAACCAAGCCCCAACAGTCTACCTTCTCGAACGAGCAGGCGCGGTTCGCCCACGGCACGCCAATAACCCGCTTGACGAAATCAGAGGTACTGAAGACCTGTGTATTCCTGTGGATCATAAAGGCGGCCTATGTTGTTGTTTAGCGGGTTGGTTACTGAGAGGGTTACTGATGCAGCATCTGCGTCGATGTCTACAGTCTTGACGTAGAGTTGCCACGACTTAATCGGCGCAGACACGTCTCCACTGTCGAATATCTGCCGCGTCGCTGTGATTGCCTTCAAGCGAGACGCTCCCCTCCACTTCTTCATCAGCGCTTTGATGTCCGACGAAAGACGCCCAAGTTTCACCGTCGCGTCGATCACCGGAGTACCGCTCTGCTGGCTCTCTTCGATTTCAAATCGTGCCGGGGTGTACACCTGGCCGCCAAGCGTTTTGTCGAAGAACTGCTTGTCTACCAGGCGGACGTATCCGAATGACGGGTGATAGAACGTGATTGTGTCGTATAGGCCGCGCGTCGGGCGCTGTTGCTTGTACTCCCTTAGGCTCGGCATTACGGCACCCTCGGTAGTGACTCCGGATCGCGCCCGTCCGGATAGCCAGTGACAACGATATCCAACCATGAATCCCACGGCGGAGGAAGCTCAACAATGATGTCGTCGAACTCGTCGTCAGGGTTATAGAGATGGTTGGCGATAACAGTGCCTGTCCACGTAACCACTCCGCCGTCGATGCTGGTTTGCACCGGCATCTGTGTGAAATGCAACTCCTGAACCTGCAAGCCACTGCCGCCGATGTTGATGGGCATCCGAAACCAGTTAACACCGCGATTCAGGTAGTTCGGGCTGCGCAGCCACTGCTGGAAAGCCCGCTCCTGGTCCAGCGTGAACATCCACGTCAGCGACCATGTGGTTTTCAGGTCGTCAGTAAGGTTCTGGAAAATAGCCGGGCCGACTGCTGGCTGTTCAGTCTGAAACCCGGTGTCGAAGGTCATATTTTTGCTGGCTTTCTGCGCCAACGGCAGCCATTCGGGATAGTCGATAATAGCCATCAGCCTTGTCCTCTTGGCGTGCGTTTAACGTTCATGTTGCTGGTTATGGCGTTGCTGATTGGACCGCCATTGTTCAGGTCGGCGACGATTACATCCACGGTCACACCGCCATTGCCATCAGCTCCGGCCTTAGCATCTACAGAGGACGATGTGTAGTTCTGGATGTTGATTACCACCCCGCCACTTGCCCCCGCCGTCATCTCCTTGTTGCTTATCACTCTGCCGTTGTCGCCCGGAATTATATATTGCTTGCCGGTACTGGCCTGGTAAATCTCCGGCATCCCACCCTCGCCTACCTGATACATCCCACCCGCTGAGACCGGTCCGCCGTTTTTGCGCTTACCAGAAAGAGCGAGTGCTGCTACGACAGCGCCAAGCCCAACCGCAGCGGCACCACCGAATGACCCGATAGATGCGACGATAGCTGCAGGTGTCCATGCCGCTGTCGTGGCAGCTGCTGATGCGGTGCTTGCCGCCGTTGTGGTGGCAAGAGCGCTAACCTGGGTGGCTGTAGTTGCTGCTATGGCTGCCTGCTGAGTAGTGGCTCCAATGATGGCGTTCTTAGCCCATTCAACACCCATCTGGACGAATGAGTTAACCAGGCTATTTAAGACAGTGCTACCGATGGAACGGAGTGCGTCTTGTGCCGTCATGCTGCCCGTAATAATGCCAGTTAAAGCATTGGAGGCATTACCAGCTAACGAATCAAAGGCCGCTGCTGCAGCTTCTGTGATTTCGTTTTGTTGTGCCCACTCCGACCACATGGCGTTAATTCTTTGCTGCCTGTACTGCTCCTCAATGGTTGCTCGGGTTTGCTCTACCTCTGCTATCTTCTGAGGATAAAGCTGAGCATAAGCATTGAGAGATGCCATTTGCTGTTGAAAGGTGTTATCGGCGGCAATAAGTGGTGATGACTGACTCCTAACATTCTGATAGGCCTTCTCTGTATCCTGCCGGTCTTTCTCGGCTTTCTGCTGAGCTTTCAGTGCTGCCGCAGTGTCATATGCCTGAGCTGCATACTCGCCAGCTAAATCTATCTGGGCTTGCGTTGCCGCTTTACCAAGTGATTGCTGAGCGTTAAGAATGGATTGCTCTCTGCTTAGCTCCTGAGTGGAATTGCCAGCAAGCATTGCTTTCTGACGGAGATTTTCGAGCTTCTGAGCGACAGACTCACCTGCTGCTGCCTGTCTTTGTGCGGCTCGCTCCGCTTCCTCCCTCGCCTTTTTCTCCTCTTCAAGGCCATTAACCACTCGGCTTTGCTGGATTAGCTGATCTTTCTGCTCCTGCGTGAGGTCTTGTTGAGAGATGCCGTACTCAACGGCAGCCTGACGCCCTTTGGTTAGCGCAATGCGCTGGGCTTCAAGTTGCTTACTAATATTGTCAAAGTTGGCCTGTTGAGCTTCAGTGCGTAAAGAAGAAAGTTGGTTTTCAAGGTCTTTAACTGCTTGCTCTGCATTGGCGGCTGACGCGCCGGCCAGCGTTAGTTGCTCCCTGAACTCCGAAAGAGCAAGCTTTCCTTGTGACGTGGTGGCGCTCATTTGAGATACAGCCTGTGACAAGCGAGTCACGTTTTCTGGCGAAGGGTTTGCCGCCAGGTCATTGAGCATTTTGATAAGCTCAAATGCAGACTGTCTCGATATTGAGAACTTGTCTGCAAGCATCTCGACAGTATTGGAGATGGTAAGTGTTGTTTGATTGAAAGCAGGTCCTGCTGAGACGGCTTGGCTCATTGCCTGAGAATAGCTGTCAGTCGTTATACTCAACGCCTCAAGCGCGTTACCGGCAGCCTTTACGCTTGCGGCACCGCCGTTGATGCTGCGTAACCAGGATGATTGCTGGTCTACGATGTTACTTATTGCTGATCGAGCCTTTTCTACTTCAGCAGCGTATTTTGCAATCGCAGCATCTCGAAGTTGCGTAGCAAGAGCGGCGTTAGTTACTGCCAACCTTGCGTAATCATTAGAAAGGGCGGCTACCCCCTGGCTATTTATTACAACTATTTTGTTAAGGTCTGTGGCTGCCTTTTCAAGCTTTTCCATCTCATTACCAGCGCTACCCATAGCCGTCATGAGAACGCCAGTTAATACCGATGCCAGCGCAATAAATGCACCTACTACCGCGCCGCCAGGACCGAAAGCCCCGGCAAGTTGAGAACCCTGCTGGCTAAAGGCCACAAGCGCTGACTGCCCACCCTGAACCTGAACTATAAAGTCCTGAATTTGGTAGCCCGCCTGCTGGAATGTGCTCCTGAATTTCCCAGAAGAATTAGATGCCTCGTTAACAGCTTTGGCCGTGCTTGAGAGCTGTGTATCGAGCTTTTTAAAGCTATTAATGTTCTCGTTAACGCTAGATTCAAGATCTGTAAGAGTTCTACTGGCTTGTCTGCCCCCCTGTAACAACGGGGCGACCTCAGCGCTTATCTCATAGACAATGCTGCCAGCATTTTGCTCACCTGCCATCGCTAATCTCCGGGCAACAAAAAACCCGCCGGAGCGGGTTTTTATTTTTTATTAAGGTTTACTGAAGATGTTTTGCATATTCTGATATTTCTTTCGCCGAGTCGCATTGGTATTTAAGCTGCTGATTCATATGCTGGCGAAGTTCTTTGTTGCTTTCGCAGGTGGCATTAAGCGACGCAATGTTGTTAATTGCATAGATAAGGGCTTTAACCGTCTCCTGACACTGGCCTGGATTGGAATTATCAGCGCAGATAACTTCTGGCGAACGCTTTATTTGAATCAGCGCGTCAGACTCTGCAACTGCGTTACAGGCAAATAGCATCAGCATTGCTGCCGCAAAATTAGATTTCATAAACCCTCCGTTACATTTCCTGACATGCTATCAAAAAGCGATCACATATCAACCAACGAGAGGGAATGTTGCGGGGGATTGCATAGCGACTGATACAAAAAAGCCACCCGTAGGTGGCTCTGTTTTAGTTCGCGTTCTCGCAACCGGGCTGGCGACGGTCAATCACCTCAGTTCCTTCAACAATGAAGCCAAACTTGCCGAACAGGAAAGAGTGGTTGAACTGAGTCACAACGACATCAGAAAGCGCAACTGAGCAACGATTCTTCTCAATAGCTCTGTCGATAGCAGTCTTCACATTGGGAATGCCGAGAGGGAAAATTACCACGGGAGCCGAGTCTTCTCCCTGAACGCGAGCACCTTTAACGAAATTGTTTGAATTGAGGTTGTAGTTTTTGGTACTCGCCACGGTCAAATCGGCCACGCGTGAGCTACACCCTGCTAACAACATTACTACTGCGGCTAAAGCCAATGCCTTTTTCATTTTTTATGTTTCCATTGATTGCAATCAGAAACATCTTAACACCATAAGACCGCATGACTTACCAGCCATTATTGGTAGCAAAAAACCAGCCTGAGTTGGCTACGCCGCTTGCGACAAACGCCTGGCCTTCCTGGCAAGATAATCATCTGCTACTTGATCATACTCTTCGCGAGTAAAACCTTTCTGCTCAGGGTATTTGGTTGCCAGTAGCATCTGAAACTTGGTCATTGTCAGATTGCCAGCCTCCTGCTCGGTCATGCCGAAATGTGCCTGCGCGGCCACGATGTAATCGACGGCGCGGAACTCAGTGCTGGTCTCCCCGTTTTCATGCCTTTGGAGCCTGCGAACCTTAGCCTTCCCGATAACACCATGAGTCATCAGTGACTGCGCAATCAGAAGCATGTCAGATTCAGGTAGCGCACCTTTGCGAATTTTGAATGTGCGTCCGTTGCCTTTCGAGGGATGGAGTACGCCGGTCAATGGGCCAGCGTCTTTGTCACAGCAGGCGTTCAGAACAACCACTGAAGCGAGAAACGCTTTGCGACCGTAACTGGTGCTTTTGATGTGGCTTATCAGCCATTGCGGAACGTATCCGTAAGCCTCAACAGCCCGATTCACCAGACTGGTTACTTCATCGTTGTGCAGGTCGTAAAACACCTGCACGATTTCATCTGGCTCACCAATGCGTGACATGTTCACAAATGACGGCCGGAAGAAATAATCCTCACCGTCAACGCTGATGAGGCACTCGCCAATCTCTTTAAGCGGGGTATTCACCGGTAAAGCCTCCACGCTTTTCTTCGCTCGGTTCTCGGCAGGCCGTCGAAAGCCTTTTCCACGGGCATCTCGTCGGCATGGTCTACAAGTGAATAGCAAGGGTAAATAACATCCCTTCCCCATGCGTCGCCGAGGGCATAATCTGCCGGCTTTCGCTGGCTCCAGTTCAGCAGGATGTTTTTAATTCCGCTGGCTGGCAGCGCATAGCAGACGCCGTGAATCAGTCGGTTCAGGGTGATGTAATCTCCCCGAAATTTATCCGCAGCGATAAGGCTTTCAGCAATCTGCTGCTGATACTGCGGCGGGCGACCGGTGCCAAGATAGAAGCTGATTAGCTCATCAGGGAATCTGGCGCACCATTCAGCCGCAATCCCTGCAAAACCATCTACTGGCTGGGCATCGTCTTCCAGCACGACCACTCGCGCTGACTGGGCGGCAGCCCACTTAATGGCCCTCAGGTGATTCCAGTTGGCTCCGTGGTCGGCATCATCGATAAAAAGCCGCGCATTAAGGCTCTCAGCAAGCCTGTGAGCCTGCTCGGCGCGTCGGTGATGACCTACCACCGCGAATGTTACTTGTGCTGCCACCATGCTGTTTCCTTGCCGATGCCGTTGGTCTTAAACACCGTGTGCACTTTCGGGCCGGTAATCACTCGGTCACCGAACGATTTCACCACGATACCGAATGCGATCATGTCACCTACCGCCCTTGCTGCCCCTTCTTTATTCCAGAAGCGGTCTGACTCAATGCGGTAGTAAAGCCGCACGATGCGGTGAGCAAACTCCATGACATCTTGGCGTAACCCTCCAAGCAATCCGGCGTTCAGCATAGTGTCACTGGAATACTGCTTCAGGAATGACTGATATACGCGCTCGGGATGGTTTTTGATGACCCATTCATCGGAATATGTCTTTGGCTCAGAGCCGACATAAATCACGCCGGGCTGCATTTCTTCCCATGGCGCGCGAAGCATTTCGACATCGGTTCCATCGGTACACCAGACGAAACGATATTCCGGATGCTCCCGCAGGTGCTGCCAGATATGCAGCCAGCGCCGGAAGTAAACATTCATATCTACGACAGGTACGCGTACCGTTGTCTGGCCTGGTGGGGAATATTCGAACTCGTCAGCGAGAATGACCGCATCGGCACCTTTAATCGATTCTGACCATCTGGCGATAAGCGACTGCTCTGGCTTCATCCTGGTTCCTCGCTGCGGGTCAGGATGACTGGTCAGCAAGGTTGTGATGACGGCATTGCGCTGTCTGCGGTACGGTGCCCATCCTGTGTAGCCCGTGTCTCGGCGCTCGTTGTGAATTTTTACGTTGTTGCTGACCTGACGCTCTCGCTCAGGCTTGGGTACTGAGCGCTCTACCGACTCATGCTCATCCAGCGAGTAAATCAGCTTCTCAGAGCCGATAACGTCTGCATATGCCCATGAGGTAAGCCCTGCATTATGAATGCGCAGAGCGAGGTCTGAATGCTCGTACATCCCGCGCCCGTAAACCGGGTCGAACCCGCCAACCTTTTCAATCGCGCTCCGGTGGTAATAGAGCATCACGCCGCGCTGCCCGGTGTAGGCGATGTGCTTTTCATCGCGGTACAGGACTGAAAGGTCATTCAGCTTTCGCGGGCCTGCCAGGTCGAGAAACTGATATGCCAGATGAGGCTCAGGAGACTCGATATACGGAATATGCCAGCCATCAGCAATCGGCCACGCGTCATCATCCCACAGGAAGATGTGTTCGCAACCGGCATCTATCAGGGCTTCAATGCTGGCGTTTTTAGATGCCACGATACCCTGTGATTGCTCATGCCGGATGAGCCGTGCAGATTCTTGTGCTACGGCAGCAGGCACCGAGCCATCATCGACAATCACGACCACCGCTCCGGGTGGTAGATGCTTCTGGTGCTGCTCAAGTGCGCGCGCCAGTACATCGGGCCGGTTGTGAGTGGTGATGGCAATACCAATGCCAGATGAGCGCGCCGAAGTTGGCTCGTAGGGAATTCCGTTTATCAGAACCTGCATATATCTTTCTCAGAAAGGGGGCTTGCGCCCCGCAGTGTTTTAGCTGGAAGGTTCGGAGGTATCAGTAACCTGCACGGTGCTGGAGTCGCCAACTTTGAACTCAGTGGAGAAGGTCACGATGTCGTTAGTGCCGCCGTCAGAGCTGAGGGCAGTGATAACCATGTAACCCTTGAAGGTCACCGGGCCGTATTCCATGCGAACCCAGATACCAGGCTGACGCTTGGCCTTAAGCTCGGTAGCGAAGTACTTGATGAAACGACCGATGCCATACTGGTCGAGCTTGTCGTTTTTACGCACCTCACCTTCAAAGCTGATGGTGAAGTCCGAGTTTGTGGTGATGCTCTCGACAAAGCCGCCGCCATCGTCAGCATCACTGGTCACGGTGTTCGGGCTGAAGTCGAATCCTTTTGACGTACCGGCGGCCAGCGCTTTCCATTCCGATTCAAGCGGCACCGTATCCGGGCAGCCGTCGGCAACTTCAAGCACAATAGCGCCACCGAACAAACGTTCGTTGCTGGTTGGGCAATTAGCCATGTTACTTCCTCTTTGACGTTTAATTACTCGCCGTAGGTGGCGACGAATTGAAGCCGATAGACAAGGCGTCCTTCGGTTGTAGGAACTGGTGCGGGCATAGCGCCCATATTCTGGAGATAACCGACACAATCATCGGTCATGGGGTTTTGCTGGACGTAATCGACTATTCGCTGCACGCGCTCATCGACAAAAGCATTGCCCCCTTTTGCGCCGATAACGTCGACCAGGATGTACTGCTCATTGCCGAGGCCGTTTCGGATACTGCTGCCACCATTAGGCCGAAAAACCATAAACCGGTCTGATTCTGTTCCCGAGTCAGTCCACATCAGCAACTGAACCTTAAATCCGTCCGTCAAACCGGCGTTCATGAAGTAATTTCGTACGCGCGTATGCATCGGCGGATTCATAGTGACAACTCCTGCTTCATAACCCGGTAAATCTGCTCGCGGGTGTCCTCAAAGCCTTTGGTCAAAAACTCTTTGCGGGCAGTGGCTCGGCGGAAGGTTTGCGGAACATTCGGATCGTGAACGTAAACCGCATAGTTTGCCGAGTAGCCGACTCTGCCGGTTACCTTTGTGCCGTTGGCGTCAATCTCACGAAACTGGCTGTTGAGAAGCGTTGATGTATCGATTGGGGTGTATAGCGCTGCCTGAGCGCCACCGATTAACAGTGCTGATTGCACAGCCCTGACGACCTTGCGCCCCTGCACGTCATTAATCAGCGCGTCCAGATTAGCTTTCGCCTGGGCAATGCCGCGAACTTTACCGGCCATATCAGACTCCCGTTATGATGGCGTAGTCGTCGGCGATCCGCTCGAAGGTGTCTTCATAGCGAAGCACCTGCTGCACCTCATCAGCTCCGGCTTCTTTCGGGTCAGCCAGGTCGGAAATTCCAATCAGTACATAATCGCCAGTCTTAGCCAGTGCGTACTCAGTCCAGATTGTGTTTTTCGCAACGATTTCTGAACCAATACCGCCGATGCGCTTGCTCAGGCCGCCTTCATAGCCGCAAAGAATCTGCTCAGGCGCTGCATAACCGAGCGGGTCGCCGTAGTCGTCCTGACCATCCAGCTTGCGCCAGATTGTCGCTGTCGCGGTGTATGACCAGTTAGCTACTGAGCTCATAACGCATACTCCAGGTGCTGGTCTGGTTCTAGCCCTGCTTTGATGGGCTTAACCTTTACTCGCGTGACGCTTGATGAGCTTACGTAATCACCTTCATCCAATGGAAAGAAAGGTGGTGGTGAATCGCTGTCAAACCCCAGGTACATGAAGAATGCCTTCGGATGTGTCTTGCGGTCTTTGAGGGCTTTATATGTATGCTCGCCAGTGGAGTCGATATAGGTGATTTCGACATCAACACCTGAAAAGGATGAATTAATGCAATTTGCCATCAGCAGCCCCCAACAACATCAAAGAAGCCGACGCGGCTACCCACATCAATCGGCAGCGATGCCGTGCATCCGCTCTTATCCAGTGACAGGAGCGCGTCACGCATCGAAAGCACATCGCCGGTATAGTCGAACGACCGCGACGCCCCTGAAGGCGCTGACTGCGATTTAATGCGCTGACTGTATGCCGTTAAGGCCATGAGAGAGACGGCATAGACCTGAATCAGCACGACGTCACATTCGTCGTAGCCAGACGCCTCCAGGCACTGCTCAATGCTGCTGAGCTTGCAGAGATATGCGTCGATGATGAAATCAGGGATGGAGTAACCGAGGGAGGACAGCTGCTGTTTAACCTGCGCTGCTGTGATTGGCGTGATAGCCATGGTCACTCCTTATCTTTGGGTTTCCGTCCGCGCTTGGGTGTAGCGACTTCCAGCTGGCGATCTTCAAGGTACTCGGCCAGCCCGGCATTAACCCAGCGTTCGGCGATTGAATCGGCAACCTCTACCTCAGAGCCAATCTCCAGCTTCTGGAAATTGGCACCGGCAAAAAGGTTTGATGAGATAACTTTTACCAGTGCCATATCGCTTCCTTAGCTGGTCGCTTCGCCGGTGGCGTGAACCACGGAGTAGTGACCGTTGATGTCTGTTTTGACCATCAGGCCCATTGCGCCCCAGGTGCGCCAGATGTAATCGCTGTTGTAGAACGGACGCGGGTCGGCAACGGTGCCGATGGCCTGGCCTACGATCGGAGCAACTACCCCTGCCTGCAGCGGAACAATCAGGATTTCATTACCCTGCAGCTTCGCGTCTTCTTTAATGGCCGCGATACCGGTCAGGGTCAGGAGCTCCTGCAGCACGGTGCGGGACTGGAAGTTATCGCTGAAATACTGCTCCCAGTTGGAGATGATTTCAGATGACACATACCAGGTCTGCTGGCCGTACTGATAATTGCCAAGCTTCAACACATCGCGCAGACGGATTGCTTCGGCGCGAATTGCTTTCGGATCGGTGCTTGTCGCCATGCTTACGTTCAGCGTCACCTGAGCGACACGCTCATCGGCGCGGAAGCCCTTCCAGGTCAGGCCGTCGAATACTGCGTAGTTACCAGCCGCGTCGCGGTAGCCGTCCCACATATAGTCAACGTACTGCCGCTGCACGTCCTCAACAGAACCGCGCTGCGCATCGGCCTGCGACTGAAGCGCTGACGGGCTGTTGAAGATCGGGTCGCGCCAGGTGAACTTAAAGCCGGAATCGTGGATCGGAACCATCGTGCCGTCGAAGGTGTAGACACGAGCGTCAAGCGCTGCGCCAATCTGGCCGGACATAGAGGTGTGTGCCCAGCCACGGCCACCGGTACGGGCGTAGTCGTAACGGGATTGCTCGATGCGTACAGAGCGAGACAGCGGCATCAGATCGTTCAGCAGGGTGAACTGCGTGTTCGGCTCGAACTGCTGAAGCACGGTGGTATCGTACGCGCGGTACAGTCGACGGATATCATCAACTGCGTTAACGGCGTCCAGCGTTGGAGCGTCTTCAGCAGCGCCACGCCATTGGGTGCGAGACAGGAAATCAGCAACCGCCTGTGCGGTAGCGTTACGTTCAGCCTGCAGCGCGCGGAACTGAGCCTGGTTTGCTTCCAGGTTGCCAGTCTTCTCGCCAAGAGATGTGGAATATACAAACATTAATCGGTCTCCTTACTTGACCACTACGCGCAGCAGGTCGCCTGCAGCAACGGTTGTCGCTTTGTCTTCTTCCACAAACAGAACCGCGGATGCAGTGCCGCCGGAGGTGACGCGACCGTTAGAGATAGCCAGTGCCTGGCCTTTGTTATAGGTGCCGGCAGCAGCGCGGACGTTCAGGAACATGCCCGGAAGCAACTGAATGCCCACTACCAGCTCGTTAGCCGGAATGACGTCATCGACGCCCATGCAGCGCAGATAGTCATAGTTAGCCACATACAGCACAGCGCTTTCGCCGCCGTTAGTGGATGCTGTGAATTTGCCGTTGGTGAATACGCCGATGGTGCCCGGCTGAGTCGCTGCGGCTGCACCGCCTTCGCGGTTCAGAAGCGGGTTCGGGAATACGCCGCCCGCGTGAATTACGTGTTTACCGTCTTTAGCCATTTTTATTACTCCGGCATCTCAGAGAAGGGTTTATCGGTGGAATGGTTGAATGCGCCGGACAGGCTGCGAGTGGTAGCGCACTGCGCGTACAGGCCATCCAGAGCCGCGCCGTCGAGCGCGTTAACTGCCATGTCGTCCAGCTTGAACTTGGCTTTAACCGCTTCGCGCTTGGTGGCTTTTTCCTGGTCGGCGTTAGCTGTCAGGCCGGATTCGATAGAGCTCAGCTTGTCGGCAAACGGCTTGAACCATGCCGGTGCTTCCTGGCTGTTAGTGGCTTTGTCTTTGGCTGCCTTTTCTTCAGCCTCTTTCTTCTCGCGAGCGGCCTTTTCTTCCGGCGTTTCGGTCTTAGAGGCGGCTTTTTCGGCTGCCATCTGATTGAACGCATCCAGCAGCTCAGCGTCTGATTTGCCTTCGGTCGGCTTACCAGCGGCTTTCAGCGCATTGATAATCATGTCTTTCATCGGATCTCTTTCTCCGTTGGTTTTAATTTCGTACTCAGGTGGTTTGCGCACGACTTCTACAGGTTCGCCGACGAATTGAGCCTTGCCGTCATCGTCGATGAGGTACTTCTGTTTGAAATATTTATCTACATCCCGATAAACGAAGGAGTCCGGCCATACGCTTTCCGGCCATACCCAATCATCGCTGTCGCGACCCTCACGGAGCTTGTCGCTAATAGCCCGCTGGATATCGTCGAATGAGAAATTTGATGCGTTTGTGAAGAAGAATTTGGTCTTGTTAAGCAGCCCTTCCCTGGTGCAGTTCGATGCCTGCGCGAGGTCTGCGTTTTCTACGCTTACTTCCTGTTGGGAGTTATCCGCGTTAACAAAGATTCCGACGCCTTCTTCGGGGGTTGCGGCTCCCGGTTCATCGAGAAGGATTGCAACATGGTCGAACTGCATATTGCGTGCGACCCATGAGTAGCTCTTGCCCTTCGACTTGCCGCTGTTCTGCTCGCGACGCAGCAGGAGGCCGGTAGATACGTGAATCGGCTCGGCGTTTGAGTTGGCCTGAAGCTCATCAAGCCGCTCGATAAGGCGCTTGCCCTTCTCGCTCGATTGCGCGATGCGCTTGTTGACCTTCATGTCCATAACGACGCGGTCGCCGTCTTTGCGGACGTTCTCTGCCCATGCGCCGACGTGAAACTGGTTTACCGCTCGCGGGTTGGTGGCGCTGACGTGCTCGTTGCCAATTTTCGGATGGCCGAAAGGCATGGGATTGCCTTCGAGCGTTTTAAAGCTCTTGTTAATCTCCTCAGCCGGATACAACCCGCCATTCATGACAACGTCATCCACGACAGGTACGACGCCACGAATGACGATATGTTCGTCACCGTCGATGGTTTCAGTTGAGATGTTTGAAGAGTTGATGGCGAGGCTTTTTACATGAATACTGTTGAGTCTCATGTTTTACCTTTCTGGGATATAAAAATGAAAAAAGTGATATTTGCTGCTCTGCTCTCCGTTAGCAGCGTATGTAATGCCGGTTTTTTTGACGGGGAATGATCTCTATACGAAATATCAGGCGTATACCCGTACCGATAACGGATCCGCCTCAAGCGCCGATTATGAATTAGCTAATGAATATTTGGGTTATGTCGCTGGCGTATGGGACACAATGAGAGACACTTCTATATGCCCTAAGGGAACCGTAACAAGAGGTCAAATATCAGATATTGTTGGTCAGGGGCTGAAGAATAATCCTCAGGATCGGGCAGACTCTGGAGCTAGATTGGTGCTTGGTTATTTAATGAAAGCTTTCCCCTGCTCATAGGGCTCATGGTATTCCACTCCATTTTTGGCGCTCTTTAGATAACTTTTCGGCCAGACCTTCGTTAAATAGGGCTCCGTCATCATTAAGTAACACGGGGATCTGGCTGCAATAGCAGTTGTAGCGGTTGCCATTCTGCGCGTAGAAATCCTCCACTTCTTCCGCGGTGAACGTCTTTCCGTGTCGAGCAGCATGCCAGGGGCGCGTTGTAGACTTCAGGGCCGATATCCACAACAGCGCGGTATTAAGCCCTAGCCTTTCTTTCGACCATTCTGCTTCTGACCACTGAGCCTGCCGTAACGCGCCGACCTGCTCTGTCTGCGCTATCGTTTTGGCTCGGCTCATCGAAACATCCAGGCGCTTACTAATCAGGCTGGCCGTCTCGCGTGGGTTAACCCCCCGGCCTATCGCATCAGCAACGATGTTCGACAGGTCAGCACGGGCAGCATCAGTTATTCCCCGCCATTCGCTGTAAGTGGAGATATAGGCCGCTGCTACCTGGTTTTGATACGCCGGACTGCTTAGCAACTGCTGAAGCGTCGTTGACTGCTCATAGACAGCCGATTGCGCCGAAAGATTCGTGAATGCCTGCAATGTGCCGCGCTGATACTCATCAGAAACGTACTGGAGCGCCCAAAGGTTTTTACTACCACCTTCAAGGAGATAATCGTCCAGAATCGTTTCTATGCGCAGTAGCAGGTCAGACAGTTGCTGTGGCGACATGTCATAGATGAAGGTGCCCGCATTCACCTGGTAGAGCGTGTCTGGCTTACTGCCTTCTCTCGCCAGGATGTAACCGTAGAGAGAATTGCCACTGCGCTCTCTGCCGACCAGATGCCCATCAAGCAACTGCTTCAGTGCCAGCTTTATCTGGTAATAACGGTTCTCGATATCCCGGAACATCCGGTTAACTGGTCGGTAAGACTGCGTGGGGTCGGCTTTATTGCGCGGAATTATCGGGCTTCCCGGTCGTTGTCGGTTGTTCAATTGGGTCACCTGTCAGCGGGTCTGTAGTCGCGGTGCCGGCAGGCTCCTTTGGTTCGCTGATTGGCTCAAGCTCACCGACAGCACGGATTTCATTCTCAGTAATCGCCGGAGTGCCGAACGCAGCCTGAGTGTCTTTGGCAACGGCTGCCATCGCCTGCATATTTGCGATCTTCTCTTTCTCACTCGGTGCGAGCAGGTCAGACCATGCGAGCGTCACCTCTCCAGATTTCGGCGGGTCGATGACGCCAATCTGCCAGAAGCGCTCAATGACGCGGGTGATGAAGTCAGACATGAAACCCCAACGGCGGCCATTGCAGCGCTTAGCCCAATCAGTTTTGTCCTCATCCGAGGCAAGACGCCCGGTCTGTTGACCAAAGAGAATGGTGAACGGACACTGAATCGTCGCGGCAAACTCGTTAGCTGCTACAGTCCATGTGGGAGTCGGGTCAGCGGCTGCGACTGACAGGACAGACGGCGCGCCAGCCTGCATGACCAGTGCCGAATCCGTACCGCGGTTCATTCTCGCAATCTTGTCATTCAACGCTTCGCCGAGGTCTTTGAATCCAGCGTCGACAGCGGCCTGCTTAAGAGAGGCCATGTCAGTATCTTTGTCGAACGCGATGCCAAGCTGGCGACTCGCGTTCTTCAGGAAACCTTCAGCACTACCACCTGACGTCTTCTCAATATCGAGGAGCTTGTTGTACCCGGCGCGCAACAGCGGGATGCCGGAGAGCATGTTCTCATCTTCAGCGCCTTCACACAGGATGATGACGCGGCTCGGGTGAACCTGAACGCTGCGCACCGGACCATAAGTGCCATCATCCCCGACCGGCTGCTCATTGAAGTTGTACATCACGGGCTGGCCGTAGTTTTCCGACATTGTATCTGTGTCGAAATTGCCAGGTTTAATCTGCGCTTCCCATGCAGGGATAAGCTTAACCACTGCTTTCAGGCGTTCAGTGCCGAGTGACCGGATGTAGGCATCATTGATTGGCTCTTTCCATTCTCGGCCATCCTTAACCTGAATCAACAGCGCCGAATAGCGGCCAACAAGGTTACGGCGGTCAGCGTCTTTCAGCTTCGCCCAATGGCGCTTGAGAAGCTTCTCAACGGTGCGCTCCCATTCAGTAGTCTCGCCAGACTCATCCTTCTCTTCGCCGTCGATGACGGTGGGATTATCGACCCAGCAAGAGTCCAGAAGCTTATGCACCGCCGCATGAGCAACGGCATTGCGCTCATAAGCACGATAGTACTGGTCGAAACCTACCTCGCTCGGATATCCGAACTCATCCCACAGCTTGGTGCGCTTGGTGTTGCCGCTCTGTCCATTGGCGTACAGCATTCGTTGCCGCCCTATCGCATCAGCAAGGGCGTTCACGAGGAATGAAACCTCGTCTTGTTGTTCACTCACTGATGAACTCCTTAGAAGAAGATTGCGCCTTTAGACTGGCCGCTTAATTCGGTCATCGCCCATACCAGCGCATCGAGACGGTCGGGTGATTTTTTAGAGGTGGTGGGCACGTACTCCATCTGCTGGTTTTCCAGTTGATAGAGATTGCCGCGGTGGGCTACGCGACCCTGTGCATACAGAGCGGATATTGGCTCAGCTCGCGCGAACTTACCCTTGCTCGCATGGACGCGGATGATTCGGTCTTTGAATCCGGCATTGCGGAGCGTGTCCTCTGCCATGTCGCCGCCCTGGTTGGTTTCAATCACGATCGCGTCGGCGTCATGCTGTTTGTAAGCGTCCATAGCCCGAGTTGCCCAACCGTTAGGGGAATATTTGCCGCTGTAGTCACCATCGGCTGAGTACTGTCGCTTATCCCCTGCACCGTATGAGCTTGCGGCCACAATCCCCGTTTCATCGCTCTCTTCGCTGTTGGTGGCTTGCGGGTCGATAGCAATAACCGTTCTGGATAGCTGCTCGGTGATTTTCAGGGCGCGTGCTGCTGCAATCATCTGCTCTGTCCACAGCGCGCCTTCTGCGTTGAACCTGCGAGGGTTCTGCATGTACTGCGCTTCGGCTGTTCGACGATGAGAGAAAAGCGCAGTGCGATGACTCTCGTTGTGCTTGAACGGCCAGAGCCATCCATCAGGCAAGCCATGCTCAATTGGTATGGCGTGGCTATTGTCAGGGTACTGCTCCTGATAAGAGCGACTGTTGTCGATGATTACCGGCAGATTCAGGTGGTGCCACATCTCACCACTGCCGCCGCGCAGCAGATAGCCGCTCAGGTCGTGATAGTGGATGCGCTGCATGATGACAATCATCGGCGTGGTTTCGATAGCCAGACGAGATTTAATCGTCTCGTTGAATCGGCTGTTTACGCCGTCACGAACCGTCTCTGAATAGGCGTCATCGGGTTTAACCGGGTCATCGATAATTAGCGCCCCCTGCCAGCCTGGCTCCATGTGGCCGGCACGGAATCCCGTTACCTGACCTGCTGACGATGAGGCATACACACCGCCACCATACTCCGTCCACCACATCGCCTTACTGTCAGCATCGTCGCGCAGCTCCATAGGCCACATCGCCTGGTAGGCTTGCGACTTAATCATGCTGCGGGCAGTGGATGAGTTCAGAAGCGCGAGGTTGTGCGAGTAGGACAGGTGCATGAAACGGGCGCGCTTATTCAGTGCCAGCCCACGCCCCATCATGTTGATGGTAGCCAGTTCTGTTTTCGTGTAGCCAGGCGGAACGTTGATGATCAGCCGGTTAATCTCGCCATCTATCACTCTGTCCAGCGTTTGCTGAATCACCTTGTGATGAGGTGCCACTATCATCTTGCCGCCCGTGCGCTGCTTGAAGAAGTAGCGGGCAAAGTAGAGACCGTCCTCTTCGCACTCTATCCGGCGCGCATAGTTCTTTTGCTCAGCAGTCGTCATCCTCCAACATCTCCCGCCGGGCAGCCTTGTATTCATCTTTCGTTAGCATAGCAGACTCAATGGGTCCACCATCTTTACCGGTATGCTCTACTTTCTGCTTATTGGTGTATGCATCGCCGCACTCTTTAGCAGCCTGTTCAATTAACTGAGCAGTAAGCGCGAAGTTGCGCATCTTCTCAGTATTTGCCGCCATTCTGTCCAGCGCGCGAAGCCGGTAAGCTTTGTTAGCAATCGGAATATCAGATATTTCCGTCTGGAATCGCAAGCGAGTGCTATTAAAGAGATCTACCCACTTCTGGCTGAGCTTCTCTGCCATCGCGTTACCAGGGCAGTATTGAGATATTTGCTGGCGCGATACCTCCACATTGAACTCAGCCTTTACAAGCTCAATTACTTTTGTGGGTGGCTCATAGCAAGCCAATGACTGGACGATGAAGGATTTAACCTCTGTCGATAATGCTGCCATCGGTTTCCTCCATGACAATGTTAATAAAGGTTTACGCCAGCTTCATGAGGCATGTACCACATGCTCTGGCAACATCAAGATGGGCCACCTCTGCTGGTTTATTTGCCGCATCTACTAATTCCTGGACATCAGCGCTTGCGCCATATCGACGGACAACGCCAACGAATTCCTCAACATCATGTCCGCGCATGCAAAGCTTCGGCTTACCTGAGTCGCGGTAAAACTTCGGTGAGCCAAACTCATCCACTTCTTGGGCGATGTGATAAAGCTCATGCTCTACCAGTGCGCAGAAGTCTAAATCGGAGCATTGCAGGCAATAGTCAGCAGCCAGCGTGATGATGAAGTCCGGCTTGTGCCCGAACCACTCATTCATCTGCTGTTCCATTCGGGCCTTTTGCCATCCGCCGGCACGCATCATTACCTCTTCAGCCTGGCCAAGCACTGTCCTGCCTTTTTTGGTAAATGCGGTGGCTGCCCAAAGGAACGCAATGTCAGCATCAGCCAGATGAAAATGATCGGGGTTGTGAATTGAGCCCTCACCATTAATGATGTTCTCTGTAACCCACTCGAACATCCCTTCCGCTGGCATTAGCTTTATGTAAGGAGCGAATTCTTCTACAAAGTGGATGGGCGGGAGTGGACGGTTTAGATAGCTTTCATCTCTCGCCATAATCATTCCTTACGATGTTTGTTCGTCTTTATCGGGCTCAGGAACGTATTCCATCTCCTGCACGTTATCAGGTGCCAGGTATACCCATGAGCCGTCCTCACGAGCGATGCCGATGAAGCCGTTGATAATCTCAGGCTGAGATCGCTTCATAAGACCTTCATGGGTTTCGCCTGTTTTGGTTTTGACGGTGATGCGGTAGATGTCGGCCATATCAACTCCAATAAAAAAACCGCCCGGAGGCGGTTAGTGTGTTGAGCCATGTTATGACCAATTAGGCTTTTTTAAATTCAGCGTCTAGAAAACCCAGGATGGTTGATGCAGAAATCTTGTTGAGAGGCTCTTGCAGGAAAGCAGATCCGCTATCTGACTCCGATTCCCAAACAAAACGTAACCCTATATCCCAAATTTCTACAGCTAAATGGCCTTCAGGAATTATTTCCCTTGCTAAATCATAAACATCTTTGATGCCGATTGATTCGACTGACATATGACCCCCCTGTTTCAACAGTGATCAAAATATCATCATCAGGCGCACTCGCAAATGCGCCTTGTGATGAAAGCCGTTGTGAAAGAGGCTCTCACCTCTTCTTAGGCTGCCTGGTCATTAAGATTGTGACCTGCCAGCAATGCGGCTACCCATTGAATGCCACGCGGAGTGAACTTGGCCTGAGTGAAGGCATGGCCGTTATTCTGGTTCTCTCCGGTTTTCATGGTGAAGCGACCGGCATCGAGATGCTGAGCATAGGGTGTCAGTTTTCCGGCCAGGCGATACATGATGCCCTGCTCAATCAGGAACAACCGGAAGTCCGTTTCTTTCACCTTCAGCAGTTTTGCTGCTTCACGGAAGCCCATCGCGCCGGTTGCCTCGACGTAGTGATCAACAAATTCAACTTTAGGCGCGGCAATAGCGAGCTTGTTTTCCAGCTCCGCTTTCTGCTCTGCGAGGTCTGCAGCCAGGCGCAACGCTTCCGGCAGGCTCTGAGGTATTCTCACGGGCTGGCTAAGTTGGGCTTCAAGCTCCTGCCAGCGATCAACCAGGCGCGCGGTAAATTCAGGCGAAAGCTGAGCAACAACAATAATACTGTCGCGCTTACCCTGCTCACCTTCAAACACATAAACACTCACGGGGCGGCCTGCCGTGGGCTTTTCCTCAATTTGAGGAGAAGCAATCGTGCCCCGCTCAATAAGGCTTTCTATCGTGCGCTTAACATTATCGTGCCGCTTTTCTACCAGCTCAGCGATTTCAATGCTGGTCATTACTAACGGATGGTCATTTACTGGATATTGCATAAGTTGGTGCTCCTATAGAGAAACAAGCCTGTCGCACAGATTAAGCCGTCCCCTAAGACGCACCATTTACGGATAATCTCAGGCTTGCTTTTCTGTAGGCTTAGGGATTGATGTTTGCGCGTGCGAAGCGCATAAAAAAGCCCCGCATTAGCGAGGCCGATATTGCTTTGTTGCTGATGGTGAATCTTCTTGGGGTTTGTCATGGTCGCAGGCTTCGCGATTCCTCACGGAATGGCTAGCCCACTTACGGCTTACCCGTCAGCCAGATCGAATCACCTCACTTTTCGCGAGAAAAGCTTTTGTCTTGCCGTGACGATTCTATTTTCCTGATGGTTCGAATCTGCCCGTTACAGGCGTCCAGTGAATCGAGCAACAGGATGTTGAGCTGTACGCTATCCCCGAAAGTCATGTTGCTTTGTATTTCAGGGATAACGCAGTCAACGAGAAGGTTTGCCGGTATCGGTATTGTCGGTGCCTTCAACACCTCGTATTGAGTCGGCTTGTCGGCGCAGTTTGTCAATAACAGAATCAGGAATAAGCTCGACAGAGCACTTGTTGTCTTTGAGCGCACTCTTCACTTCCTCCTGAAGCCGTTGTGACTTCATTTCTGCTGCTGCGCGACGTCGTGACTCTGCATCCACGAGCTGGTTCATCTCTCCGACTTTGTCAGCCAGATTTTGCAGCGTGTTCGCCAGGTCAGCGTTCTTGCCGTTAAGTTCGCGGTTGTCTTTCACCAGAGAGCTGTTTTCAATGCGCAGCTGGCGATTGTCAGCGCCAAGCTTTGCGATGAAGCCGATGATGATGAGGGCGAACACGAACTGGATCAGGTTTTTGATAGTCGTGAAACTCATAACAAAACTCCTTCCGCTCGCTTCGTCCTGTCTATACGGTCCTGCAAACCATTCAGGCCGCCGTTAATACGCCGGGTCAGACCGTTAACATCGCCAGCATCAGCAAAATGGTTACAGCCATTAGCTTTCCAGAACCAACCAGCAGACAGCGCAGCGTATTTGTCCTGTAGTAACAGGTCTGGCGAGTCGACCAGATTGAGCCCGAGCGCTTTACCGCACTCTTCATAGTTGGCTTTGAAGGTGACTTGCTTCAGGCCGCGACCGCGATACTTCCAGCCGTCACCATTCAGGTTATTGCCGTAGCGACCTCCGTAGACAATGTTGGCAATAGCTGCTTGTCGCTCAGGGGATAAAGCCTTTTCGCCGGGTTTGCGACCTAACTGCTCGCGTTGGGCAGCGGTTAAACGAGAGCCAAATATCGCCAGACCGGCGACGCTGTAGTTCAGCGACTCCTGGACCGACTTGAAGCCCATTGACTCGGTGCCGATTTGCCCAATGAAGTGAGCCTGCCGTTTTGGTGTGTCGATACCGTATGTGTTCATAGCTTCGACGATGTGCGGATACCACTTCTCAGCCAGCGAGTTACTGATGCCCGCAGCTCGCATGAACTGGTCTTTAGTCATTGGATACCTCTTTGCCTGATGCTTTGTTCAGGAAACGGTTCTCAAGCGCTTTAATCAGGGAGGAACCCGACCAGCCAGCCATGCCACACACGCCGCCCATTACCTCTTGCGGCCAGTTATAGTGGATGGCAATCATGGTCATGATTAAACCAGCGAATATCGACACAATTAGCTGAAGGCACATTGTCCTCCAACTAAAGGATTCTCCGTTGAGAACTTTGAAGGAGTAACTGGCTATAGCGCCAACAAGGGTCATGCCGAAAGCGATGAGGATGGACCAGATATTCGGATCGCTTTTGTAGGGCATTTTCATATCTCTCACCTCGCGTTAAAGCGGGTGCTGTGGGTAGTGTCAGGAAAGGCCAGCAAGGCATCGGATGCGAGGGTTCATCTGTGATTGATTGCCTGTGGCCTAATACGAAAAGGCCCGCCGAAGCGAGCCTTAAAATTTGTATGGATATTGTGATGAATGTCATAACATATAAACCTTTTTGGTTTATTATCTGCCCATCTAAACAGGAGCAAATGCTATGACCACTATCACCATTAACACCTACGCACCGGATTCACGTTTCGACATGAGCAAAGAAGAAGCAAAAGAGTTTTTCGCTTTCGTTCAGCGCAAGGCCGAGTCTCTCGGTTATGACGTGGTGTTTGATGAAGCAATTTCAGTTGACGAAGAAAGCGAACGCTTCGTCGAAAAATGTTTCGCTGAGTTTTGATCTGCGACTATGCCGATCAAAGAGTACATTGAGAAGAACTTCCCTAGCCAGGCTGATTTCGCCTTAGCGTGTGGAGTGCTGCCTCAACAGGTTACTAAGTGGATTAGCATGGGGTGCATAGTGCTCAACGGGAAGATTTACAGTCCGCGAAGAGACGTCCCATAACCAACCAAGTTAAGATGTTCTCCGCTTCGGCGGGGATTTTCTTTTCTGCCGTCTGGATATGTGTGGTGGCAGGTGTCGATCTCCTGCGTGACGGGATTTTCAGTTCAAGGCTTGCAGCGACCGCCTTATACACTACCTCGCCATCGGTTGCTTACTTGCGCATCGACCTGCGCATTCACCACAACATTGAGAGCACTACCTGACTGCGGCCGCTGTCGTAACTTGGCAACACTCTCATCGTTATGGGCTCCGTTTCGTGGAGCTAACGGCAGGTGATCAGTCTGCACCTATCGGGAACTTATTTTCAGCGTTAATGCTCGCGCCCGTGAGTAAGGTCACTCGTGAGATAACTTATTCCCGGAAACGAAAAAGCCCTGAGCGATAAACTCAGGGCTTTTGCCATGCCAAGCCAGCATGCAGACTCTAAATATTATCTGCGGCCGGGTGGCGTGGACTTCAATTTGGGCTGCTCAGTTCGCTTTTGCTCCGAGCATACACAAAATGTACTACTTCGATTTCGCGATTGCAATGCTTTCGGAAAATATTTATTACTTAAGCCGCTAATTGAGGAAATTCATTCTCAATTTCACGCTTCATTGCGAAAAATATTTCCGAGTCGAGCACATTCTCGCACCAGACAACGCGACGCCGACAAGACTGCACATCCATGCCGGTAACATTGCTCATCAGCCTGGCGATATCTTGCGTGCAATTGCGATTGCAATATCGCTTAATAGCTACATCGCGGACGGGACTTTCACGGTGAAAGGTTTTAACCATTACGCGCTCAACAAACGCAGCATCATCTGATTCTTTGGCGAGAGCGATGATGTTGCTGAATGAAGATTGCGGGATGACCAGTTCGCGAGCTTTCTGATACAGAGCATCGCCCCGCAAACCTTCCTCTTCGTATAGCCGCATGACAACGCTTTCTATCTGCTTAGCCTTATCATCGCTCCACTGGCTGCGAATCATCAGGCGCCCGATAACGTTCATAGCCCCGGCCGGCGAATCGTCACCTGCATTAACCTTGCCCCAAACCTGAAGCATGTAATGCACCCATGCTTTCTGGCGGGAGTTGATGGTTTTCTTCGGGTGCTTCCATACGCGGCGGAAGTGAGCATCGTCGATGAAGTTAACCATGCCGAATACTGGTGTGAGTCTCATGCTTCATCGCCTCCATCAGCCCATTCGCCATCCTGCCTGATTATGTATGGCCGGAAATCATCGCTTCCTGTTTCAACATGAGAAAGATTTCCCTGTCGATTTGTTTTGAACATACCAAGCGGCAAATACTGACGAGGGAAATGATTATGCCATCTGCCATATTCAGTTTCGGTTCCGTCGCTGTAATGCGTTGGCCCGCATGCGCTACAAAGTTTTTTACCTTTCGATTCTGGCGAATAAGACCAATCAAAAAACCTTTCAAATATCCCATTGAACCCTTGCGATGAAAGGGCAGTATTCTCTACGCAACCGCACTTTTCACACTGAAATAAACTCATGCTGCATCGCCTCCATCAGGCTTATTGATACCGAACCGGTTTTCCAGCTCCTTACGCATTTCCTTTAAGCGGCGCTCCGTCTCGTGAACGTTGTTAAGCTGCCACTCAACAGCCGCAAGCATCTCCTTATCCTTCTGGCGCTGCTGAGCTAATGCGATGTTGGTTACCGTCGTCATACTGGCTCTCCCACCAATGAATCGAGTTGTCGCCTTAACATCCTGAGCGCGCCATCAGGGAATGGCTGACGCGCCAGTCCGGTGAATATGCCTCGCACTTTCCGGTCGCTCAGTCGCGGCAGTAGGGCGCTCACCGTTGCGCGGATAGCACCATTAACCTTGCGGCCGTCTTTCTGCGCTAGCTTTGCTGCTAACTCCACCGTGATCAGGGCATCCAGATATTCCTCGCAGACCTCTCTGCTTATTTCGCTCATGCTGCCTCCATTAACTCAGCTATATCGGGTAGCTTCCCGCCCAGCTCAGTCACCACCAAAACGAGCATTCCGCCTTTAACCGCCTGACAGCGCTTGATGCGCATATCGTCTACCTGACCGTCATCCAGCCAGAAGCCCGCACTGGTGAGTGCGTCAAAAACGGCTTTGGGTAGATTGTCCAAATCGCGTTTGCGGTTATCGGGGGGTGCTGCGTGGATGATGATTCTGATGCGGGGTTGGATTTTTATGTCTAACTTGTGCTGCTGAATGATTTCGATTACTTCTCGTCGGTATCGCTTACCCCAATCGCTGATGTAGTGGATGCCTCTTGAGTGTCGCCAGTACTTGTTTACTGACGGCGGCCAGGGCAGGACTATTCGGTATTGATTCATCGCACCGTTACCCTCCCTTCTCTCGTTAGCTTTTGCAGCGTCAGGACGATAGCGCGGTCCATTTCAGATCGCCTTTCTTCCCGGCTTAAGTCTTTGCCGTTGTCGATTCGCTCATGACATGGCGGACAAAGCGCCGCTGTTAAACTGTCGTCGACCTTAAGACCTATTCCCTTCCCTTCGTTTCTGTGCGCGGCCTGAACCCCATACCGCCCACACAGAACGCAGTAATCTAACTCCCTGACTGCCTGAAGCCATTTATTGCTCCTGAATATCGTCATTTGTGATATCTCCGTTCGGGTCTCGATACACAAGCCATTCGTTGATGCACTCGCCGCATGCGTAGGTTTCATCCGGCTCCAGTTTCTTGCTGCATCCTGCGCAGAGAGCTCTGGCTATGCTCTGCTGCTCGTAGGTTTGGGTTTGGATGGGGTTAAGCATGTTGGCTTTCCTGCATCATGAGGAAGACAATCATGGCGGCTCGAAGTGGATTCGTGTCTGCGATAGCAATATCCCAATTGCAATAATGTGCCGCCCATTTGTCAGAGGCTGTTCCAGGAACAACACCTATCCTGTTGGAAAGAATAATCGGCCATGCGTCGGCGGGGTTGTTGCAGTAGTCGGTATCTGGAGACTCGGACGGGTCTTTGTAGATATGGCCATCTACCAAATTGTTAATTTCAAAATCACTTAACTTTGAATAGTCCATCAGTGAAGCCTCGCTGTGTTTGTCTCTGCCCGCTCAATGGTGATAACCAGCTCTTTGTCTTCCAGTTGCCAGATGAGCCACTTGTCCTCGTCACCTTCAGTCGCCTGCTCGACGAAGCCCATGAGGTAGTTCATCAGGATATTCATGGCATCCACGCCATCGCCCTGCATGTCTTCCATTAGGTCGGCGAAGCGCTCTGCGTACTCGTATTCATTGGTCATGTTTCCTCCTGGCGCGCAGGCGCTCCCACATCACATCGTGAAGGTGAGAGGTATACGCGAAGGTTTTTATGTCGGACGGGGATACTTCTGGCTTTCGTTTCTTTCGGTGGGTAACGCGGTAGAGAGTCTGAGGTAGCGGAAACTGACCAACCGGAGAGCGCTCGCACCGGATACACCACTGAAACCAGTAAGGCTGTCCAGGGCGGAAACGATAATCGTCTTTCAGCTCACCGCATCTGTAACATCGCTTCATGCTGCCACCCTTCTTCCCGTTCGCTTAGCCCACTCAATCGCCTCCTGAGCGTCCTCACTCCACTGGACGCCTCTCTCTGCGCCGAATGCGTAAATCAGCTCCAGAAGTTCGCTGAATTCGCTCACTCGCATCTTTGAGGTCGACTGCCCGAGCACGACAAAGCCGCCGTTAATTCCCGGCGCTGAGCGCTGACCTTTAAGCGCCGCAGTGAAGATGTGCTTCCAGTCTTCGCTATTCAGTTTTGCGCCATGCCAGACGACTTGCTCCGAAACATCGCGCAGGGTCGCCCAAAGCCGAAGATTTTGGTCGAGGCTTCTGGTCTTTTCCTGAATAGTCACGATGAGAGGTCTTTCGGGGTCGGGGTAAAGCTGCTGGATGGTGCGGATGGCGTTTTGCTGGACTATCGGGGTGCGGATTTCAAACGTTTGTTTCCTCATGAGCACCTCTTATTGCACTCAGTAGTTTGATGGCTCATTGCTTTCATCTGGTTTGAAGACATGCCAATCACTAATACTTCTCCAGTATCCGTAGTTGCAGCGCATGGTTTCAAATCGTCTGCCGAAAGGCTCATAACAAGAAGCAAATACTCGAATTAACCCCTTCAGCTTTACGTCCGGGTAATATTTAGATATTCGCCTGTAGTACATAGTCATGCTGACGGCTTCAATGGCAGGCCATATAAACCACACAAAAACCATTGAGGTGATTATTAATAAAATGGCGACATTAATAACGACGCCTGAAATTAATAAGTAAGTGCTCATCACTCCCCCTTAACCTTGAGACCGGCGGCGCGGACTTTGCTGATAACACTTTCACGCCCGTAATGGTAATGATCTGTTGGGCAGCTATTAATTGGCATCGGGTAGAACGCCTCTGCTGGCGCATCAATCTCAACCGCTGCGCGGGATGCCTGCCAAAACTTCCACGCCCACTCCTCATTAGTGCCAAAGCGGTCGTTTTTCATTTGCTCATAAACTACCTCAAACTGCTCTCTGCTCTTATCCACGGCGATTCTCCTCTTTAGCCAGCAACAACGAACAGCAAATGAATACACAGGCGTTGGTGAACATCAGCCCATCCCGCATAGCGATAGCGCCAATCAGAAACATAGCGCCGACAAATCCAGTCATCAGGACGCTCATATCAGGCTCCGATTCGTGAGGTGATGAGTTTTGCGAAGGGGCTTATCGGCGCAGCCTGGTTAATCGGCTTGCGTTCAGGTGCCGGGTAATACTCGTAGCAGCGCGTTTTGCGGCCATCTGATAGCTCGGTGTGGACATACTTCCGTGTCAGCTCGCCGTTCATCTCCAGCACCCGCATGGTGTTGATGCAGTACACCGGAGAAAGGCCGGTAATTTCGCTGGCCTGAATCGCAGTGAGCGCGCCGAAGGCTTTCACACAGCGGATAAGCTCAGCTCTGTGATTAACAGAGTCGACCAGACGCCAGCGCCGGGGCTTCTGGCTTGTTCCGGTCAGCTCGCCGTCTTTCTGCATACGGTTGAGTACGACGCGCACTGCTTCGAGAGTGTTACCTGTCCTACGGGATATTTCGTTCGTGGTTAAAACCATCCCGACGTTCATGATGGCGAGAATTTTGGCTCGTATCGTTTTCATGGGGTTGCTCCGCTCAATACCTCGCCTTACTGATTGCCTGAAGCATTATCAGCTGGCTGGTAAAGAGATATCCTTTGGTCAGTGTTTCGATGTCGATGAAGCGAGGAGTGCCGATGTATCTGGCGATGGTGTCTATGTCGTCGAGGGTTATTTGCATGGCTCAGGTGCCGCAAAAAGGAGAGCTTCCTGCAGGCGGTCAAGCTTCACGTATTCCCGTGCCGAATAACCATCTTTAATCCAGTCGGCAGCGACTTTTGCCGAGGTTGTGTAGTCGTAACACTCGCCACACTTGGTCAGGAGCTCATACAGGTCAGCGACCGGAGTGCACTCGAAACCATCACTACGACCAACCACCTTACCTGCCAGCGATTCGAACTGCTGCGCGGTGGTGTCGGTTTCAGCGCTCAGAGTTACTGCCAGCGCTGTCGTGTCGCGTAGCAGCTGCTCTGCCTGCTGACTCATTTCGCTTTTGGGCTTATCGGTAGGTGTGGTCTTATGGTTGCTCCATGAGCCAATGTCGTCATTGCCAGACTGAAGCATGGCGGCGCGGCAGGCATTAAGCACGCCAGATGCATAAGCCATATCTGTTGTATAGCGCTCATGCCAGCATTGTTTTTGCCCGTTACGGTAAAGCGACTCAAGCGCTGATACAGCGTTTAGAAAGCAATCTGGCACAACCACCGGCTCCGCCCGCTCACGCTCTTTGCGCAGCGCCAGATTTTCCTCTACCAACTGCATAATCTCGGAATCGCTGATGTCGTTGAAACCTTCTTCCTTGAATTGACGTTGCAGCGACTCTAAACGCTCATTGCTAATAGTGCTCATGATTTCTTCCCTCCAGTGCTGGCGATGATTTCGTTGCGGGCGACTTCCAGTTTTCGGTTGATATCCCGGCGCAGGATGGCGTTCATAACCCGGTCGCGACGGTATGCCTTAAGCGGCTTCCGGTGCTTCACCTTCTCGCGCGTCGGCAGGCTTGATGCTGACCAATAGCGCTGATTGCGCGCAGAGAATTCCTTCAGCGCTGCGCTCTGAAGCGCCGCCGTTGTGGTTGCCTTGCTCATGGTTAATCCCCCGCACGCATGGCGTGGCCCGGTGCGTAACATTTAAGGTTGTCATTAGTGAAACGCCAGCCGCCTTTTTTTGCTTCCCTCAGGCAATCTCTGAACGTCTCTCCGCCGTACTCATCGAAGCCTATTCGCGTCGATGCAGCTTCAGGTTGCGACCGGTACTTTTCACAGGATTGGCAATCGCAATAAAGCTCCATTGAATATCCACTGACGACCATCAGAATCCCCCCTTCTTATTCGGTTTACGCTCACGCTCTTCCCTGCGGAAACGCGCCTCTTGCTGGTCGATGTCGTAAAGAATGCCGTTGCGCTGCTCAACGTAAACGGTGCCTGTGTTGCCGTGGCGGTTGAGTCGCAAAAGCAGCTCTGTTTCTGCCGGGTTAACCGTGTCGTCATCCTCCGATTCGCGATAGATACCGAGCCAGTAGTCACAGTCCTGCTCAATCTGGCCGGTAGAGCGTGAGTCGCTCGGCTGCGGTCGCTTATTGGCGCGAGCCTCGGAACCGCGGTTAAGCTGCGTCAGAAGCACGACAACGCAGTTAAGCTCTTTAGCCAGTACCTTGAGACCTTTGGTGATGATTCCGTACGCCTGAGACTCGGTATCCGCCTTCTCGGCAGCCATGAGCGTCAGGTAGTCGACAAGAACCATCCCCACCTCGCCACGCTCGCGCTTAATGCGGCGAGACTCGGAAACGATGTGAGCCAGAGAAAGCCCCGGCGTATCGTCGATGTACAGGTTATTGCTGTCGGCAATCTGCGTACCCATGGCGAGTGCCTGGGCGAACTGGTTTTCGTTGTAGCCATTCTGGTAAAAAACATCAGACTTCACTCGGGAGTGCTGCGAGATGATTCGCTCTACCAGTTGCTCGGTTGGCATTTCGAGGCTGAATGCGAGGGTTGGAAGGTTTTCTACCAGTGCGCAGTGGATAGCCATTTTCTGGTAGACGGTGGTCTTGCCCATCTTCGGGCGCGCACCGACAACGAAAAGAGATCCGCGTACGATTCGTTTGGGCTCCAGCATATCGTCCAGCGCTTCAATCCCGGACGTCAGGCCTACCGATGACGGGTTGCCTTCCAGTCGCTCACCGACCTGATAAGTCCATTTGTTGAACGCGTCCCTGAACGTCATCAGGCCGCGATGATTGCCGGTTTTGGCTTTGTCATCGACCTTCATCGCCAGCGCCTGCACCGCTTCCAGCTTCTGCGCGGTCGTCATCCCTGAGCGCGAGTAGAGCACCTCAAGCATCTGCGTAGCCTGCTCGATTGCCATGCGCTCGGTCGATTTATCCTTCACGACATTGGCGTAGTGCATGACGTTAGCGGCGCTTGGCGTGTTGCGGGAAATGTCTGCCAGATAAGCGAAACCGCCTACCTGCTCAAGCTCTCCCTGCATCTCCAGTGCGTCTGAAAGCGTCAGCATATCCAGCGCCTTGCCTTTGGCGTTCAGCCCCTGCAACGCTGCGAAGATTCTGCCGTGCTGCCTGCTGTAGAACATGTCCGCATTCAGGAAGCCGAGCACCTTCTGGACGTTGTCACTATCCGGGGCGACCATCACTGAGCCGAGAACGGCCTGTTCAGCTTCGTAGTTGCTCGGCGGGGTTTTGTAATCAGAGGTCATCGCAGGCCCCCTCTCGCGTCTTTGCGTACACATCGACGTTCAGGAAGAACTCAATGGACTTTTTCCGCCAGGTCTTGCCGGTGCGGTGGTCAGGTCTGTTTTCCAGCATCCAGCGGCAGTTGGTGGCGATGTAGTTCAGATAGACTTCCCAGTCATTCAGGGTGAACGGATGTCCGTCCAGCTGCCGGGTAACTTTGCTGGCTTTCTGCCAGAAGGTTCGGATCAGGTTTCGTCGCTTGTCAGTCAGGATGTTTATCCCCTGAGCTTCAGGAAGAACTCTGCGGTAAACATCGACTACCTGCTCGCAGCTGAGAGTCGGTTTTTTCTGTTCTGGATTTTCTGAGGAAGATGCACTCTCTCTTACGTTAGTAAGAGAGTTATTATTTATATTATTGTTTATGGACAAACGTTGGACATCGCTTGGACAAACAGCTCTGAGATCCGCATTTTTACTGGCGTTTGCGTTGGACAAGTCTTGGACATTCGTTGGACAATTTTGAGCCTGAAAATCGTCATATTTTACGATGGTTATGAGGCTGAATTTCTTCTGCATCGACGTGACGGTAATCATCCCTTTAGCCTCAAAACTTCGCAGGAGGCTTTTCACTTTGTTGTCGGGAATGAACGTTTCGCTGACCAGTGTCGGGCGGCCTGTAATCATCTGCCCGCGCTCAACGGTGACTGGTCCAACATCGGTGTTTACGACGGCGTCCTCGTGATTTGCCTTGAGGATGAGATGCACCCAAAGATGCACGGCCTGAGAGTCCTTGTAGAGTCGGCTATCCATAAACTGGCGGTGTATAGAGACAAACCCCATACCGGCTGCCTCCTGCTGGTTTACGCGGCGTTCTTGCTGCCGGTAGTCTGCTAATTTAACGACGCCCATTCTTCACTCCTGCCTTAGCCAGTCGATAAACACCAATGAACCGTTCAGCGAACGATCTGTTATTGGCTGCCGCTACAACCAACCCGTCAGGTGATTCAGGGTGCCGAATCTCTTCTTTTTCCTGGTACTTCCTGCGTTTTCGCATTAAAATGTCTCCTGTTGATTGTGTTGGCGTAACACAGTTTGCTAAGCCTCAAGCGTTCCAGCGCTTGGGGCTTTATCTTTTGTGAGAAGCAGTGCTACCTGCTTTGCAAGATTCGATAATTCCTCGTCTTCCACTCCCCATTCCAGAATTGCCAACAGCATCGACATCTTCGGGATCATGCTGGATTTCCAACGGGTAATTTGCGACTCATCAACGCCCAGCTGTGATGCGATATTTCGCTGACCGCGAATAGCAATGCGGTTGAAAATGTTGCTGGTAATTGCGTTGGCTCTCTTGCGTGTGCTTGTAAGTTCCATTCAGTATTCTTCCTTTGTTGTTTAGATAGATACGTGCGCAGACCGTGGGGTCTGCCACTTAAATGAGTTACCGCGTTGTCGGCGGTTCAGATTGGTAAAGAGCGGGTACTGCTTAGGCGGCTGAATCAGTCGCCTTCATGTATCGGTGCGGGTAGAGAATCTGCATCTCGCTAATCTTCCCCTTGAAGAACTTTGCGAGCTTCTCAGCTGTTTCGAGAGATGGAACCTGCATTCCCCTTTCGATTCGGCTGAGGTTGCCAACGTCCAACTGTGTTGCGATGGCTACCTCGGCGATTGTCAGCTTTTTCTCTACACGCATTTTTCTAAGTGGCGTCTGCATATTGCACCTCCGTAATGCGCTATACGCATAATATGCGAAATAAAAAATATGCGCAAGGCGCTTTGCGTGTCACGCATAAAAAAGGTTGAATATGAGCCATGAAAATAGGCGAAAAAATCCGACAGATTCGCAAAGCGAATCAGATGACCCTCAGTGAGCTTGCGTTGCGCGTAGAAAGCGACGTAGGGAATCTGTCGCGTCTAGAGCGCGGCATGCAGGGTTATAGCGACACTCTCATTCAAAAGATTGCAGAAGCTCTCGGAGTTCCTGTAGCTGAGCTATTCTCTTCTAATGAAGCCAGTGATACTGTAGATACATACAGTGTTGGTTCCATTATAAAAAAGGGGAGGAATGATGTGTATCGAATTGACGTTCTTGATGTTTCAGCAAGCGCAGGTGATGGGGCGGCCTCGAAAGACGTCGTAGAAGTTATACGGTCTATCGAGTATGTTCCTGACCAGGCCAGGGTTATTTTTGGTAACCGGCCAGAATCATCTGTGAAGCTCATCAACGTTCGCGGTGACAGCATGGAAGGAACAATAGAGCCAGGCGATCTCATCTTTGTAGATGTCGGAGTCAGTGTTTTTGACGGTGATGGCATTTACGTTTTCAGCTTCAATGGCGACATGTTTGTTAAACGACTGCAAAAGGTGAAGAGCCAGCTGATCGTGATTTCTGACAATCCTCGCTATCGTGAGTGGACAATTTCAGAAGAAGAAATGCATATGTTTCATGTGGCTGGACGTGTAATGCTGAGCCAGTCTCAGCAGTTCCGCCGTCACGGATAACCCACCTTTTGCATACTAAGCCCGCCATGTGCGGGCTTTTTTGTGCCTGTAGCAAACCCTGCCTAAATATTTTTCTCTTTCTGTTTCATACGCATACATAAAAATCCCAACTTTTTTAACCATACCCCAATATTATGCGCTTGACGCATATGCGCTATACGCATATTATTCATCTCAACAGCAGGACGCTGGTAGCCAAACGGAACAGATTGGCATCGCTCTTTAACTTCGACGGTGCGCTGACAAAGCGCGAACAGATACCAAACGAGATGGGTTTGGGGTGTGGCAGGTTGCGCGATATGAGATGCGAGCAATACCACCTTAGGCAGTATGAGTCTGCATGCCGATTTGGCAAACGGATGCAAGCCAGCCTCGCCAAGCCGCTGGAGTACGGAATAGCAACAGACCTGCACACCACCAAAGCCATTTCACACGAGGACAAAGCCATGACGGTTATCCAATACGGTTCTTCAGTATCAGCTGGTAACGCTAAAACTCGCCGTCATGAGCGGCGCAGAAAGCTCGCTATCGAGCGTGACGCTATCGGAAATATCATCGACTCAATTTTAGGTTGCGAGGCTCCTGACGCTTCTCAGGAAGAATCACGCAAACACGCAAGTCGCGTTGACCGAGCCACTTCGCTCGTAGCTCTCCGCGACAAGAAGCCGGAAGTAACGCAGCAGAAACCAAACCGCAAATGGTACAGCGCGCCGCGCAATGAGATGGGTGTGACCTGTGTCGGGCGGCAGAAAATGAAACTTGGCAGCAAGCCACTTATTTGAGGTGAGATATGGATGAGGAAGTCGAATGCGACGTATGCGGCAAAGGCATTGCTGCGGTTGCCGTTTACAGTGGCGATGGCAATGAAGAGCTGTGCCACGAATGCTATCACGACATTTACGACATTGATGATGAAGGCTCGCAAGCTAAAGCCATCGGCGAGGAGGAGTGAATGGAGTGGATTAAATGTAGCGAGCGGATGCCGGAAGAGAATGCAGAGCAGCAGGTGCTCGCATGCTTCAAGGGTGGCGACATATCGACTCTGTATTATTTTGAAGGACGATGGGATGACGCATACGGAATTATGCCAATTCGCCAGGATGTTACCCACTGGATGCCACTCCCTGCCCCGCCAGCTGAATAGCAGCCGATAGCCGATTCATGGAGTCGGTTATCTGATGCAATCAGCATCATAACTGGACAGGAGACGAAGACCTGTTCTGGTTAAATGGAGAAATAACCCTTGTTGTCTGTTTGCCCTCTTCGGAGGGCTTTTTTTCGCCCGCATATCAACAACGCTGCTTATTAGCGCGGCCGTTTCGCTATGCCAATTAACCAAGGATAACACCATGCAACAGTTCGCTTTTGCAGGGTGGCCTGTTGTGGGCTGCTCTGAATCGCTACTCGACCTCATCACCCGCCGCATGCGCGGTATCTGCAAAACGCTTAAGGAGCTGACATGTACAGCAATCAAACAGTAAACCATCAGGCCCTTATGGCCGCGCAGAGCAAGGCGGTAATCGCGCGTTTCCTCGGTGACGCCGGGATGTGGTTACAGGCCAATAAGCAGATGAAGGCGGCAGTAAGCATGCCCTGGTACCGGAGGCCGCAATGAAGACCCTCAACCCTCGCGACATGACGGATGAGCAGTTTGCCCGCCTCATGAAAGATTTGATGAAACAGACACCAAAACAACAGGAGCAGAAGCAATGAGACTGACCCTGAACGACGTCAAAGAAATCGAGCAGATTATAGCCGCTCTGGACGCAACTGATAACGAGCGCATCAGCGATGAAGTCGAACGCCTGGCGAAGAAAGCCAACGCGTTTATTTCGGCTCTGGCGGCCACGGATGCTGATGAGCATACCAATGACGCCATGAACTACCTCGAAGGCCATAGCATCGCGTTTCAGGACGCGTCGGAAGGTTGGTGGATTGATGCGCTGACCGAGCGCGTTACCGCTGAGTACGCGATCGGCATCTTTAAGCAGCGGCATTCACACAGGGAGGCAGCGTAATGGCAAGCCCGGTTGTTAATCAGGTATACGAGCTTATAAATCCACTGAAGGTTGAGTTCGAACAGGTATGTGCTGAACCTTCAATAAACTTCAAGCGTGAGTCAGAGTTCGCGATGCAGATATTCGCCAATAACGACTATCTCGCCAAGACTGCAATGAATAACACGACCAGTACCCGCAGCGCGATCATGAACGTTGCGGCGATTGGCATCACGCTTAACCCGGCGCAGAAGCTGGCCTATCTGGTTCCACGGAAAGGAGCCATTTGCCTCGACATAAGCTATATGGGGCTAATGCATATTGCCCAGCAGTCAGGGGCAATTAAGTGGTGCCAGTCATCAATCGTCCGTAAAAATGACCAGTTCCGCCGGGAGGGTCTCGATAAGCCGCCGGTTCACATCTATAGCGAGTTTGACACCAAAGAGCAGCGCGGAGAGGTTGTCGGCGCTTATGTTGTTGTGAAAACGGACGATGGCGACTATCTGACGCACACCATGCGCATTGAAGACATTTATTCAATACGTGACCGGTCTGAAGCATGGAAGAAGTACAAAACTGACAACAGCAAAAAATGCCCGTGGGTAACCGATGAAGAGCAGATGATGCTCAAGACTGTAGTGAAGCAGGCTGCCAAATACTGGCCGCGCCGTGAGCGACTCGATGCAGCAATTGACTATGTTAATACCGAGGGAGAGGAAGGTATTAACTTCGCCGCTGAAAGGCAGCCTGAGCGCGATATCACCCCGGCAGATATTGCCACCATCAAAGAAATTAACGACGTACTCATCGCCATGAATAAAACATGGGATGAAGACCTGCTGCCTCTTTGTTCGAAAATATTCCGTCGCGAAATTCGCGATTCCTCTGAACTTACCCAAATCGAAGCCGTTAAGGCGCTCGGATTCCTCAGGCAAAAGGCGGCAGCATGAAACCTTCGTTATTAAATCTTCTGCTTCGGGGTGGGATGAGTTACCGGGATATTTCGGAAGAACTCGGCATAAAAAAACATCGCGTACAATGGTTTGTTCTTGAGCTTGAAAGGCGTGGATGGATTGAGGTTAAGCGACAAATTATCTGTCTTTTAGATGGAACAACCAGCAATGCTATAAACCAGTATCGCAGGGGTAAGTTATGACTCCCGCAATCATCCTTGAGCGCACAGGGATAGATGTGCTCACGGTCGAACAGGGAGATGAGGCGTGGCAGAGGCTGCGCCTCGGAGTTATCACCGCATCAGATGTTCATAACGTCATATCAAAACCACGCTCAGGTAAAAAATGGCCGGACATGAAGATGTCTTACTTCCACACCCTTCTCGCTGAGGTGTGTACCGGCGTAGCTCCTGAAGTTAATGCCAGGGCTCTGGCATGGGGCAAACAATACGAGGATGACGCAAGAGCCCTGTTTGAATTTACTGCCGGCGTTCAGGTAACCGAGTCGCCGATTATCTACAAGGACGAAACCATGCGCACTGCATGCTCACCGGACGGGCTTTGCAGTGATGGCCGCGGGCTTGAGCTTAAGTGCCCTTTCACTTCTCGCGACTTCATGAAATTCCGCCTCGGCGGATTTGAAGCCATTAAGTCGGCCTACATGGCTCAGGTGCAGTTCAGCATGTGGGTAACCGGCAAGGACGCCTGGTACTTTTCGAATTATGACCCGCGAATGAGGCGCGAAGGACTTCATCATGTCGTTGTCGAGCGTGATGAAAAGTACATGGAAGACTTCACGGAAGCGGTGCCAGAGTTCATTGAAAAAATGGACATGGCGCTTGCAGAGATTGGCTTCACCTTCGGCGAACAATGGAGGTGAAATGCCAGCAGAATCATTCAAAAAACGCCGTGGCAATCAGCAGACGCTGGGCCGTAACTGGACTACCAAAGAGTTAAGCCTCATCAAATCACTGGCCGGCACCGTCCACCCTAAAGTCATCGCCCGCCAGTTAAACCGCTCATACGAATCTATCCGCCAGATGGCAAAGCGCGAACACATTAGCCTGCGTCGCGTTTAATCGTGCGCCACGGACGGCGTGAGGAAAAATCCATGATTACACATGACCCGCTTATCACACCAAGCGAGCTGGCCGCTCGCGTCAAATCTCAGCCGATGCCGAGCCGCGAAGAACTCATGAAGCGCAACAGCTTCGGCTCTGTGAATAACAACAAATACCTCAACCGCTGGCTGGGAGCGAAGAAATGAACAACGACGAATTAATCGCAGCTGGTCATGAGCTGGCGAAGTGCCTCGACAACGAGCCGCTGCTGGATATCGCGAAGATGCTGAGCAAGATGGCGACTCAGCTGGATGTGACCACAGCGGCGCTGCGGGAAAAGACGAAGCAGTGCGAGAAGTTGGCGGAGGAGAATGCGGAGCTGAAGAATGCGCTTGAGTGGCTGTACGAAGCTGTATCAATGCCCGACTCCGGACCCATTCCAGATAAATATTATTCTGCAGTTACTAATGCCGCTGCCGTCATGCACGAAACCCCCGCCACGGACGCATTCCTGCGCGAAGTAAGGGCCAGCGCTGTTGATGCTGTTTGCCTGAAAATTAGCAATTCAATCGTAATTTGCCGTCAAGACGAAATGATAGGACTTGATGAGGCAGTAAATATTGCCAGCGATTTCGCAGTCGATCTGCGTCAAGGCGGTGCCGCATGAACACAGCAAAACTGAAAGCAGCGGCTGAGAAAGCACGCTGGGGCGACTGGTCTGCATATAAGCCGCATAGTGGAGCGGGCGGATACGAGGTGCGAGCTGGTAGTGAGGCAGTTGCGCAGCATTGCCTGAAAGACGACGCAGCGTTTATTGCTGAAGCAAGCCCAAAGGCTGTTCTCTGCCTGATAGCAGCGCTGGAAGCCGCAGAAAAGCGCATCGGTGAGCTGGAAGCGCGCACAGTCACGCTGCCCCGCCCTGCTTGCACTTACGCAGATCACAGCTATCCCGCTTATAGCGAGAAACAGGTTATCGACCTGCTGAAATCAGCGGGCATCAATCTTGAGACAGGGGGTGAGTGAGATGTTTGGTCGGGGCGATTTTAACACGGCATTCATAATCTTAGGCATCGTCTGTGCCGTTGTTGGCTGGGCTGCTATCGAGTTCATTCTTTGGTTGCTGTCTTTCGTGCATATCACTTTTGGTTGAGGGCCAGCTCATGACACTGAACATAGATGCGCGGTCTGAGGCGGGCGTCAATCTTGATACAGGGGGTGAAGCGTGAGCGAAATAAGCAAAGATGAGCGGATTTATCGGTTGGCGAACCATATCGCCAGCTCTAAAAATGGCTTGCCGGACGAGTGGCAAGCATGGGCAGACGAGATTGAGTCTGACCTCCGCGAAGTGCTGGCGCTGCGGGAGCGGGCGGAGCCGGTTGCGGTTGTTAACTCGAATATGCGTAGGATCTGCAAAAAATGCAGCGCGAGCATCGTCGGGTATTCGGTTGATGGTCTGTGTGAAGATTGCTATTTGGCCGCACCGCCCGCGCCGGTTGTGGCTGATGGTGTGAAAGAAGCGCTATCCGAAGCCGTGTCGGCTATATATTTCAACGATAGCACGGACTATCTCCCAGCTCTGTTCTCGGTTGTAAAAGCCCTGTCACCTGAAACATTCGAACTGCTTCTAAGCAAAGAGAAGGCGGCTTTTGATGCTACGCGCATAGCCGCAGCGCAGAGCAAAAATTGACAGCCCGCCCACCTCAATTTACTGTATATAAATACAGTTATTTTGGGGTTCGTCATGAGCAAAGACTCGGACTACTTAATCATCTATCGAGGAGAGATACATCACCGCATCACTCCCGGTAGATGGGTGCTCATTCAGCGTGCTAGAGAGTACGGCGGCGGGTGGTGGCTAGGGCAAGCCTACGATGATGTGTTCATGCTGGAGTTTGAAAATCCGACGTCAATGGCTGTGGCGACGGAGTACATCCTGTCGCATGGAAGGATGCAGACATTCCCACCCTGGGATGACAATTTTGAGTTAACACCATGACCCGCTTCGGCGGGTTTTTTATTGGAGAAATTTATGTCTGATTTGGCAATGAAGGTTCTGGAGTGGCAGGCAAAGGGTCGCGTTGGAATAAGCAGTGCGACGATGGCATCAATTTCACTTGGCATGGAAAAGAACTTTTATCATGGTCGTTTCGATGCTCCATCCGACCCGGCAGACCTGCACAGATGCATGCTTCTGGTTGAGGATATCCCTGAGATTAAAGATAGCTTTCCCGCAATAGCGAAGAAGGTAAAGAACTTTGCTGCAATTCTGCTCGAATGGGATCGGCTGACAGGGCTGCTAAAGGAGGAGTTAAAGCGACCAGACGGACGCGCGCCAGAAACTTATGCGCTTATGAAAGACCTACTCAAGGCCGCCTGATGGCGGCTTTTTTACGCCTGGAGATAATCGAATGGAACAATACAGCCTCACGCTTGATGAGGCCTGCGCCATGCTCGGCATATCCAGACCTACGGCCACGAACTGGATAAAGTCAGGACGACTACAGGCCACCCGCAAAGACCCCTCAAAACCAAAATCCCCCTACCTCACCACTCGCCAGGCTTGCATTGCAGCCCTGAAATCTCCGCTGCATACTGTCGCCGTGAGCGCGGGTGATGGCATACGAGAGGAATTGATATGTCACTCTTCCGCAGAGGTGAGACCTGGTACGCCAGTTTCACATTGCCGGACGGCAAAAGATTTAAGCAGTCTCTTGGGACAAAGGACAAAAGGCAGGCCACGGAACTCCATGACAAGCTGAAGGCCGAAGCCTGGCGAGTAAGCAAGCTGGGCGAGACTCCGGACATGACATTCGAGGAAGCGTGTGTCAGGTGGCTTGAGGAAAAGGCACATAAGAAGTCACTGGACGATGACAAGAGCCGGATCGGATTCTGGTTGCAACACTTTGCAGGGATGCAGCTGAAGAACATCACTGAGACACGAATCTATAACGCGATTCAGAAGATGACCAACCGCCGGCACGAGGAAAACTGGAAGCTCAGAGAAGAGGCGTTAAGGAAGAAGGGAAAGCCAGTTCCGCCATATGTGCCACGACCGGCAGCGACAGCCACAAAGGCCACTCACCTTTCCTTCATCAAAGCGTTGTTACGCGCCGCTGAGCGTGAATGGAAGATGCTGGACAAAGCGCCGATTGTGAAGGTGCCTCAGCCGAAGAACAAACGCATTCGATGGCTGGAGCCTCATGAGGCGAAAAGGCTGATTGATGAATGCCCAGACCCGCTTAAGTCCGTTGTCGAGTTTGCGCTGGCGACGGGGCTACGGCGGTCGAACATCATCAATCTTGAATGGCAGCAGATAGACATGCAGCGCCGGGTGGCGTGGATACACCCGGAGCAGAGCAAATCAAATCAGGCCATTGGCGTGGCGCTGAATGATACTGCATGTCGTGTGCTGAAAAGGCAAATAGGCAATCACCACAAGTGGGTTTTTGTCTACAAGGAAAGCTGCACCCGGCCAGATGGAACCAAAGTTCCGACAGTGAGGAAAATGCGTTACGACGCAAACACGGCGTGGAGGGCTGCGCTTAAACGTGCTGGCATTGAGGATTTCCGCTTCCATGACCTGAGACACACTTGGGCAAGCTGGTTAGTTCAGGCGGGCGTCCCGATTTCGGTTCTTCAGGAGATGGGAGGATGGGAGTCAATAGAAATGGTCCGCCGTTATGCACATCTGGCACCTAATCACCTGACCGAGCACGCGAAGCAAATAGACTCAATTTTTGGAGATTGCGTCCCAAATTTGTCCCACACGGAAAAACAGGAGGTAATGAATGGTGGATAAGTTCTTGATTTAATTGGTGCCGATAATAGGAGTCGAACCTACGACCTTCGCATTACGAATTATAAGAACCACCTTTTAACACAATAACTTACCGCGTCATACCTGCGCTCACACGTCCCATGACGCCAAAACATGCAAAGCTGTGCAAACCAGTGCAAAGCCTTGCGTGTCTCACTTCTGTCCCACTACCCGTCGATCGATGCGGCGTCCGATGCTAGACTCTTCCCCTTCAAATCTAACGGACTTAGATATGCTCAAGCTCTTTACAAAGTACGCTTCTGTGGGCGTGCTCAACACGCTAATCCATTGGGTGGTATTTGCCGCGTGCTTCTATGCATTAGGAACCAGCCAGGCGCTGGCGAACTTCAGCGGATTCGTTGTTGCGGTAAGCTTTAGCTTCTTTGCAAACGCTCGCTTTACGTTCAACAGTTCTACAACCACGACGCGCTACATGCTTTACGTAGGTTTCATGGGTTCTCTTAGCGCGGCTGTGGGATGGGCTGCCGATGAATGCTCTCTACCACCCGTGGTTACGCTGGTCGTGTTCTCGGCAATCAGCCTGGTGTGCGGGTTTATCTATTCGAAATACATTGTCTTCAGGGAAGCAAAATGAAGATTTCACTCGTGGTTCCTGTCTTCAATGAAGAAGACACAATACCTATTTTCTATAAAACCGTCAGAGAATATGAACCGCTCAAATCGTTTGAGGTGGAAATCGTATTTATCAATGACGGCAGCAAAGACGCTACAGAGTCGATTATCAATGCGCTGGCCGTGTCAGATCCGCTTGTTGTGCCCCTATCCTTCACACGCAATTTCGGAAAGGAGCCAGCGTTATTTGCAGGCCTTGACCATGCCACCGGCGAGGCGGTGATTCCAATCGACGTCGACCTGCAGGACCCAATTGATGTTATCCCGCAGTTGATACAGCGCTGGCAGACTGGCGCAGATATGGTACTGGCTAAACGCACAGACCGCTCCACTGACGGTCACCTGAAGCGCAAAAGCGCTGAAATGTTCTATAAGCTGCACAACAAAATAAGCAACCCACAAATCGAGGAAAACGTGGGTGATTTTCGCCTGATGTCTCGTGAGGTAGTAGAAAACATCAAGCTAATGCCTGAGCGGAACCTGTTCATGAAAGGAGTCCTGTCATGGGTCGGCGGACGCACTGACGTAGTTGAGTATTCGCGCGCTGAACGCGTGGCAGGAAGCACCAAATTTAACGGGTGGAAACTCTGGAATCTCGCGCTTGAGGGTATTACCAGCTTCTCGACCTTTCCTCTGAGAATGTGGACGTACATTGGGTTGTTAGTGGCCGGGCTGTCATTTCTCTATGGAGCGTGGATGATTGTCGACACGCTTGCCTTTGGCAACCCGGTTCGCGGATATCCATCCCTTCTGGTTTCTATCCTTTTCCTTGGCGGCGTCCAGCTTATAGGGATAGGTGTCCTGGGGGAATATATTGGAAGAATTTACACTGAGGTTAAGCAGCGCCCTCGATATATTTTAAAGGTGAAGAAATGAATAGTATGCGTTTTGATATTAATAAATTGAAACCATCATTCATAATCTCAATTTTATACATACTCCCAATACTAATGGCGGGCAGTATATACATTGACGACAACACCAGGGTTTTCAGGAATTTCGGGTGGACTGTTGATGGTAGATATCTTTCAAATCTTGTATATAACATACTAAGCCTTGGCAACGGCCCGCTGGATTTCTTTCCTTTAACGCAGATAGCGTCGGGTTTAATTCTTGTGATTTCATCCGCCGTCATAGCTCGTGCCGTTAATTTTTCTTCTGTAACAGCAATTACAGTAGCAATTCTGTCATCCCCTTTTCTGGTCCAGAATTTATCATATCGCCTCGACTCGCTGACTATGGCCATGTCGTTCCTGGTGATTTTGATTCCTTTTCTGTTCGCTGAGCGGCTGATTTGTTTTTTTGTTGTCGGGATTGTGGCTGTTGTATCAAGCTCTTTTCTTTATCAGGTTTCAGTAATGGCCTTTCCATGCATGTGCATGATTTACGGGGCCGCCAGAAGTAGAACCTGGTCGGAGCTTCTCTATTTAATTTTGAAGTCCGCCACTGTGTTTGTCGTTGGCTTCCTCGCCTACATGGTTTCCGCAAAGCTGCTGGGAATAAACTCAAGAAGCGAGCTGTTTTTGTCAGGAAGCGATCCAGTAGGTGTGCTTTTCAAGAATGCGTCTTATGTTCGAGACCTTGTATTCAATGCATTCAAATCACCGCTAATCGTGGTTTTAGCAACATATATAATTCTTTGGGCGCTTTGTTTATACTCATCATTCAAGAAAGGATGGCGAGATTTGGCAATGGATTTGTCATTCCCCATTCTTATTGCGGCCATATCATTATCAATCAATGTTGTCTTGCTTAATCCATGGATTTCATCGCGCACATTACTGGTGTTTCCATTGGTCTTTGTTTATCTGGTTACCAGATGCGATTTTAGAGTTGCAAGAAATGTGCTGTTAATGATTTCATCAATTTTTTCTTTTGGGTTCTGTGCTGTATATGCCAATGCTCTTAAGGCTCAGGACGAATACCATTATTTGGTTATGTCTGATATCAGCAAGATAATGCAGGAAGTAGATCGCAATTCTTTTGTTATAAGCGGAGGGATGCCATTTGCAGAGGAAACGAAGCGAGCTTTTGAAGTATATCCATTGCTTGACAATATAATTCCTCGATATTTCAAGGAAGGTAGCGGCTGGGGGCAAGTTTACGCCAGAAGGACATTCAACTTTAGAGACCTGTCAGTTGCCGAGCAGTTAAGAGAGATCAGTAATGTTTGCGGTGATGGGTGGGTAAAAGCTAACCATTTGTATTACAAGAAAACCGAGAGCTCTGTTTTGATAAGATTCTACCCTCCCAACTGTTAAGAGAAAGGCCGCGCAGCGGCCTTGTTTTTACCTGGAAAAATGCACCTCCACTCGCATGGTCACAGTATTAGATGCAACTCCTGCCCCAGTGGTAGTATTTACGCAGCCAATTGAAATTGACTTACTTGCACTAGAAGATTTTACAATGCCAGTAGTGGAAATTGTGTCCAACTGAAGCCTGCATCCATCGACAGCCTGCTGGGTGACATGAGGAAGCAGTGAGACAACAATCGTGTTTCCAGAAAAAGAGGGGGTTGCTGACAACATAGACCATCTGTCGGAAACCGACGATACCACACCATTCGTGACGGTAAAGGCAATTACCCTCGGGAATGCGCAAGTTATATCAGAACACGAACCAGAGAACGTTACTGTTTTATCACTAGCAATAGTTCCGCGGTTGGTCCTGATATTACCGATATAAACATTAGAACAGTTTATTAGCTCAACTACTGGCAATGATGATGTTGAGTCAACGAGTGTGTCAGATATTCTATCGATGGTTACATTTGAGCTATCCCTAACCAGAATTGATGAACCTGTCTCTGTTGTGAGTTTATTGTCAGTAATAGATATATCAGTAGCTCTATCTACTAAAACACAATGGTCCGAGTTTGTTGCCATACCCGTCCCGCGTTTGATTTTTAAATCGCAACCAGATATCGAGACATTATCAATTCCGAAAGTGTATTGGTTATAACCGAGGCGAATTACTCCGGTATCTGTCAAGTTACCATTAGCGTAACTAACTGCATCTCTCGCAACGACATTTCTGATTGTGACATCGCTAATTAGTCCATGCTGATTTTCAAGGTCAACTGCGGTACCGATACGTCCGATAGCTGTTAAGCCATCGATGCTGAAACCTTTGCCGGCACGGAGATGTACGGGAGACATAGCAAATATGCCGTTTGAGTCGGTATTTTCTCTCCAATCACAATAAACATTGCTTACTTTGACGTTATACCAGCCTGATGTGGCCACATCGACAAAAGGAAGGGTGTTTGATATGTAGAGCGTGTGTCGGTCTGCGCCTGCACGCAGGGTGTGTTTAACTCCATCAATAACAACGCCATTTGTGCCGCCACCTATTAATATGCAATACCCCCCCGCAGAGTTAAGAGTAGTTGGAGAGTACTTCATATTTTCAGACTCTATATTTTTAATGGTTGCCCCATCAACGGACAAAAGATGAACGGCTGTGGTTTGACCATTTGTATAGATGTCTTGTAAAGCTATATTCTTTAAACGCCTCCCCTGGCTCCATGCCATGCGCGAGGTAATGAACTCAGATGTCGCGCTGTTATCGGCAGCCGCACTTCCCACGCCGCGAAGCCCTATTAAACTGATATTGTCGCCATCAAGGCGAAAGGCTGACTGGATCTTAGATGTTTTAACGGCGTTCTGTGTCGGTAAGTCGTTGCGGATTGTAACTCCAGCGCTAACAATGGCGCCCTGATTGTCAGAGTCCTTTACTGACACAGGCATATCAATATTAACGCCGATATAGCCTGCGATGCTTTGCGTAGAAAGCTCGTTAAGCTTGCGCAGGCTGATGATTTGCTGAGTATCGACATTCTCCCAGTTAGAATCTGGTGAGCTGTTAGGGGCCACTGCCAGGCCGCCTGATGGGATGGTTCCGAGGTAGCGATACCAATGACTGTCGGTAGGGTAATACACTGTCTGGAATTTGCTGGTTACAGTCGTGCCGGTTGCAAAGTTTCCTGTCTGAATCTGCTGGTACGTAGATTCATCATAATTGGTTTTTACCCACTGACGAACAGTAGCATCACCGACACTCAGCCATGCTCCAGTACCTACACCGCCGCTTGATGATGGTGTTGAACCGGCAGGCACGGTTTTTGGGAAAGTACCATCCCATCTGTAGTACTCACCATCAGTGGCATCTTTGAGAAGTTGATTAGGAAGCGTTAGTGTTGCCCCCGCCTGAAATGTGCCAACAGGAATCCAGCCGAATTCAGCAATGGCCTGCTGAGCCAGCCATCTCAATCCCTCAATGGTGTAATGCTCGTTACCGAAACGGTCAACATAAGTATTAACCAGTGAGGTGACGAATTCGTCGATTTTCCCTGCGTTGAATTTCAGGTCGCGCGGGGACTCGCTCGGCACTGGATTATTAGTAGGTTGCGTAGCCATATTTATTCCATAAAAAAACCCGACGCGGTGGCCGGGTTGTGATGGTTGAATGGGTCTTATGAGTAGATAGAGTCGCTGTATTCCGAGACTGTAAGTGAGACGGTGTTATCGGTATTTGGCTTGATGCTATTGACTGTCCAGAGCTGGCTGTCCAACTCTTCTACTGTCGCAATAAGGTAGCGCGACGGAAGCTGCACAGTGTCTCCATTCCAGATATTGAGTTGAATGTTTGGTATTGCCGCGGTGAATCCGTATTTGGTGTCCGCTCGAGGCGAAGCTGGGTAGCGTAACGTCGGATTACCCATGCTGTCGGTGACAAGAACATACATCGAGCCGGTAAATGTAATTGGTTCGCTGGTATCGAAGTTGTTCGCGGCACGCCCGGTGATATAACCCTGCTGCTGATTACTGTCGTAGATGTCCGGCATCTGGATGACGCTGCCTACCTGGATAATGCCGTCTTCAAACACTTTGGCATTCATCTTCACGCGGGAATAAATCAGGCGTTTAACCTCCCTCATCGCTCTCTCACGCGCCTGGTACTCGTTACGAAAACCGACTATCTCCAGCTTGTTCGGGTTCTCCGCCTCCTGCTCAACGATAGCGCCGTTGATCACACGGTAATTGATGTACGTCTTGTTGTTCGTGGTCGGGTGGACATAGGAAACCTGCACGCCGTCGTAGCCGCCAGGAAGAGTGGCCTCATACGTCATTTTGTACTCGTCCGTCTTCATGTTGGCCCGGTTGAATACTGCCGCCGGGTAATCCACTTTCTGGTCACGTGTGAATGTAAGTACACCGTCGTCCCAGTACGCCACCACCGATGCCGCATTACAGATGGCCTGCACGCGGTCGCCGAGCGAGTCGTTCTCGTCGTCAAACGTATAGTCGAAGTAACCCAGACGATCGTCAGGCAGGCTCTCAGCAATAGAGTACAGACCGTACAGGTCAATGCTGCTGACCGACTGCTCACCCATGATGAGCCAGGTATGCGCCACCGCATCAGCGAACGAGCGAGACGGTCGCAGGGTGTAATCTACAGTCTGCGTGTTCAGGTTATAAGTGATGGTATGGCGCGTAACGAGAGCGTTATATTTGCGTTCGCGACTTCCAAGCGCGTTTTCTGTCGCCCGAACTTTGACACGTACCAGCGTATCAGTAGGATGAACGACGTTCGTTCTGATATTAATGGCGTGGATTTCTTCAACTTTTAGCACCGAGGCATCGCTGGAGTTATCAGTGCGCTGAAAGCTGATCGCATATTTACCGAAGCCACCTGACGGAGTTATCTTATCGGTGCGATAAAACACTTCGCTCGTATGGTCGTGCGGCGTTCCCTGGTAATAAGTAAATGTCTGCGTAGTGCCGGGGATCTGATTGTAATCGTCGTCGATTTTCCAGATAACAACTTTCCAGTTTGTCTGCTTCTTACCGCCCAGGCTCGACTGCGTGTGTAGCCAGAGCTGAGAAGATTCAACTGGCGAGAAGAATGGCCCCACAACAAGCGCTTCGTTGTCGTTGAGAATGAATTTCGTAGTGTTGATGGTGGCATTTGCCGGGATGTCCTGAGGGCCCTGCAGGTCGCTCATCGTGAAAGTGTACCAGCGAACAGGATTAGTAACCGCCCCGTTGTTAGTTTCCACCGCAGAGATGAGGGTGCCAGAGAAAGTAGCGTCAGTAGTGACACTGCCAGAAGCCGTGCTGTACGTAACGTTAATGGTGAATGTTACGGCATGCGGCAGCACTAACCCCATGAAATAATCGAAGTCGGATTGCTTCACGATTTTCATGGCTATCTGGCCGCCGGAATATGTCCCGCTGACGACGGTATTTGCCGTCGCCGTTTCTATCGGGAAATCTCCAGCTTCGTTCTGCCCAGGCACCTCCTGCCCATCTACGTCATCAAACCCGTAGCCCTCGACGATTTGGGGGATGGCTTCACCGGGCTGATAAAACTGATATTCAGCCCCAGCCAGTGAGCCGAGGCTCGATTCGGAGTACCTAACGGACTCGTAATCGTACTTACCTATCCCGACGCACAGCCACTCTGTTACGTACTTCAGTCCGCCATCTTTATCATTCTGACGCACATATTCGAAAACAGATTCCTGAATAAGGTCAGGAAATGACCTCACCTGACCATAAATATCCGGCTTGGCTTTATAGACGCGCGCGGTGTTAGTCTGTCCTGTAAGGCTATTATTTGGAGAATCTACTGTATTCCCGCCAGTGTTTGCGATAGCTGGCTTTGGCGCAAGAAAGGAAAAAACCTGCCCAACCACTTTAAATATCGGGCTCAGAACATCTTCTACAATCCCTTTTGGCTGGTCGTAAATCTGGATTTTGTCTAGTTCGCTCAGCTCAAACGCCAACTCATCGTCGTCACCCAGCTTCACGCCATTGCGGAAGATAAGCAGATCGCGGTGAAAGGTGGCGTCATTGGCCGCCAGCCAGTCATAAAAAA